TGCTCGGCTTCTCCGAAGGTGGTACCGTTAGCGGCCCCCGTTCTGGCTATCCTGTAATGCTACACGGCACAGAACACATTGTACGGCCCGACCAAATGCGGTCAATAATCGCATCCGCATCGCAGATGGGGGGTGGAAATAGCAGGGTAGTGGTGGAGGGTGTAGTGAGAGGTAACGATATATGGCTTTCACAAAGTAGAACGAATACATTTAGAGCATTAAGCGCATAACCTATGCCATGTAAAAGATTAGTTATTGATGTAATACAGGCCGATTTGGATGCTTCCGATGACGGCTTTGTATATTACACGTTTGTCGATTGCGGTGGCGATGATGTGGAAGTTGGTTACAATACTGCAAGGTTAAACTTTGATACAGGGTATTGTATGGATGTTGACCGGGATTATACGGCACACATTCTTATAGGCGGCATCCCGACCCCTCCACCTAATTTCAGTACCGCAACCGAAGGTGATACTTGTACCGGAAGCGATCCTGTTGAAATACCACCAGCAGTAGTACCCCCTGCATACGGGAAGAAATATACTTTACAAGCCATTGGCAAGTCGGGGTTAACTTTCACGGCTGAAATTTGGGAGAAAGGCTACACAGGGGGAACGGTTTATCCTATAGGGGCATCCGTGAATCCTTTTGTACTTGATTGCCTTGCTTCCGGCGATGATCCGTTTCAGCCGGTGCTTCCGACAACATTTACAATTAGAGCCGATTTTACGGAATTTACAGGGCCGTGGCCGGACTTTCTTTCTACAGATGACAGAAAGTATCATGTGCGGTTTTATGCGCAAGGAACGGCTTATTTTATATGGCAGGGGTTTATCTTAATGGATAACATTACTCTACCTTTTACAACGGGTAGAACTATCGTAGATATTCTTTGCGTGGATGCCATTGCCTTGTTAAAATCCGTTAACTACCTGCCCGGTGTTCCGCTGCTTACAAGTACTGAAAGTATTGTTAAAACCATAAACAACTGTCTAACTTACCTTCTTTATCCAGGGGGATATAAAGTTAATTTTGCAGTCAATTACTACACATCGCAGTTAACTGAAGCCAACAACGCCCTGCGACAGATGTACGTTACACAATGCAACTGGCAATCGGGGGTAAGTTCATATATAAATTGCTATGAGATATTGGAAATTATTTGTACTGCTTTTGGTGCGCAAATATTTCAGTCGGGTGGGGAATGGTGGATAACTTCCGTAAATGAAAGGGCATCCGATACTATTCGGGTATTTCAAACCAATCAAGATACTGACCCCGATACCACATTTAACAAGTCTATAAATTACACCATTCAGCCTTATATCAACGATTCTGTAACTCCATTTTACTTTGTTCAAAATAGTCAAGTTAAGATACTGACAAAGGGATTCCCACAGGTGGAGGTTACGGGTGAATTAAGCTACTGCTTTAATAAATTGATAAATGGCGATTTCAGTAAATTAACTCCATACGGTATGCCGGCTATCACCGGAATACCCGATAACTGGACTTATACACTCGAATCAGCAATAGGTAAAATAGAAAGGCAAACATATCGCAATATCACAGGATTGCAGTTAACAGGTAATGTAGTATCACCTGGTACCGACCCGACACAGATAACATCTACAGGGGTACTTATTGACCAATCGGATAAGGTTATTTTATCTTTTGACTTTGCTGCTTTAACAGGTGGTGGCAGTCCGGGATGGATGAACTTACAGATATACATTGATGTAGGTAGTGGTAACACATGGAGGTACACAAAAAAGATAGGGGAAGATGCTAAATGGTTATACAACCCAAGCAATAACGATAGTCCATACAGGCTTGAAGGAACTCTGACAACTGACCCACAGGCTATATCAATAGAAAGCGTGCCGGCTCCTGCTGATGGAACTCTTTATATTAGGTTTAACGGGGGTGGTAATGTAACGGGAGCATTTACGGAGGTCTTTGTTGCTAATTGTATAATGACATTGCAATCACTTTATTCAAGTAGAACAATAAAGAACGTAATAAACTCAAACCCCTATAAAAAGCAAATAGATGTTAAGTTAGGGAATAACTATCAAGATGGATTTATTGGCGCATCCCGTACACAATCTCAATCATTACTTACATCCGGTAACGTAGCACTTGTTAACTTTTATAGGTATGGGACACCGGCAACTACTTACAACACATTAGCGAATCTTTTATTATCACAGGCTTATAACATAGTCAGTAAGCCACAGGTTAACATTCAATTTAGTCAATACGGGTTATTCAATCAGTCGGATAATTATGTTATAGGTTTAGTTAATAACTTTGCAGTGAGTGATCCTTCGGGAAAGATAAGCATAAGTGGGGCAAGGTTTGTGTTAGGTGCTTGTACGATTGATTATGTGAATAACACAATTAACGGCATCGGGTTACAGATAGCAAATGCGGTACTTACATTCTCAATTTCCGAAACGTACACTCGAAACGATAAAAGATGACACCAGTAACCGGACAAAAACTCAACCTTTACAGGTACAATTCGATAGCAATGACTGACAATCTCATTGCGTGTGCAAGGACTTGCACCTTTTCGGTGGAGGTGGATGCAATGGAAACTACCAACATCAGTAGTGCATGGTTCAGAGAATCCCGGCCCGATGTCGCATCATGGTCTATACAAGCAGATGGACTTGTTGTATTAGATGATTATTCCTACCTGTTTATGCTGAATAGCCAACTGAATCGGGAGTTGGTATCGCTGAAATTCGTTATTGATAATGGTACGGCAGGTGGGTTAGTTATAGTATCGGGTTTGGCATGGCTGCAATCCTTCACCATTACGGGCGCAAATAAGGACATTGCCACTTATCAGGTAAGTTATCAAGGTACGGGAGTATATAGTTTAGCAGGAACCACCGTAACGCCAACTGGCATCGTTATACAAGGTACAACTACACAGGTGCTGCAATATACTGCTGGGGGTGGGGAGACTTCGATTGCTATACCGGGTGGGGCAGGTAAGACAATGATATACGGGTCACGTGGTGGTACATCGTTTGAAACCATTGCGTATAGTGGATCGCCCGGCACGGGTGTAGTGTGGACTGTGGGTAGTGGTACTTTGACCGTTGATTCGGGTGTGCCTTTCTTCGCAGGTGAGAAAATTATAATTTTAGTTCAATAATATGAGAAAGTTTTTAACAATCTGTGCAATACTTTTATCCCTATCCGCTTCCGCCCAATGGCAGCAAACAGGAAGTAAGGTACGTTATGTGAATGGTATCGGTATTCCTACTAAGGACACGGCTGCAGGGGTGAGTGCTGATAGTTCGCAGATACTGATTCGACCTGCTGATAGTTCGTTGTATGTGAAGTATAAGAGGACATGGCAGAAAGTTGGTAGTGGTGGAGGTGGAACGGTTACGGGTAGCGGTACTACCAACTATGTATCAAAATTCACTTCATCTACTGCTATTGGTAATTCGCAGATATTTGATAATGGAACAAGCGTAGGTATAGGTACGACAAGCCCGAGCAATAAAGTTGATATATTCACCACAAACAGAACTTCACTTACTGCTGTTGGTTCGGGGTTAAATGTAAATTATAACGGAAGTACTACCGGACAATTTGCTACTCTTGGGTTTAGTTGGAATTCTTCTGTAGGTAACAACTCTACGCAATGGGGGATGGGTATGATTGGTACTAACTTTGTATCCGGCAATGCTGATGTTAATTTTTTTACTGATGGAGTTGAGCGTATGCGTATAACATCCGCCGGGGGGGTAGGCATAGATTACACCGCCCCTGCTGCTAAATTAGCCGTTAATGGTACTGCATTAATCAACACCAACACAGACAATGGAGTAGATAAATTGCAGGTGAGTGGGAGTATGAACGTATCAGCAAGGGCAACGGCACAGAATTTATCGGTTACGAATAATGGCAGTATAACAAATGATTTAACGGTAGGAAAGACAGTTTATTGTGGTTCTTCATCTGTTGATGGGTTGGTAATAACTGCTGCAAATACAAGAGGTTTAGTAATTAATGGTGTAGGCTCTGGCGGTGGTGGTGCATCTCAAACAAGATTATCTTTTGACCACAATGGAGCTGATAGGGGTTTGTTTTACTATGATGAATCAGCAGAATTATTTTCTTTTCAAACATCTGGGACATCCCGAAAGCTACAAATGGCAACGGAAGCAGGTGTATTTTTATATGCAACAGGCTCTAATACCAATGTACGCATTGGTGATGGAACTGCTGCAAATGCTAAACTTTCCGTTGCAGGTACAACATTAGTTAATACAAATACTGATAACGGAGTGGATGAATTACAAGTCAATGGCTCAATCTCTGGCATCGGGTTCAAGCAAAACTACGTTACCAAAACCGGAGCATACACCGCTACTAATGATGATTATGTAATTGATTGTACTTCCGGTACTTTCACCGTTACCCTTCCTGCATCATCCGGTCGCACAGGTAGAATACTAATCATAAAGAATAGCGGTGCAGGTACGATAACCGTTGATGGTAACGCATCCGAAACTATTGATGGCGCAACTACTTATTCACTATCCGTACAATACGCCACCGTACAAATAATGTCGGATGGTACGAACTGGAAAATAATATCTAAATTCTAAAACTATGCTTACCGCAATCGCAACCGCAATCACATTATCAGTAACCGCACCCGTACAGGTGCAAGTACAACAAGCAGACACTATCCCTGCTGCCATTCAGGTCAAACCTGTAGAGTTCAACAAACTGACAAAGGACACTATCACCCAAATCACATGGGTAGTGTTTGGACTTGGCAGAGATACCGCACAGGGCTGCAATACCTACGTGGTAGCATATGACCGCAAGGGAAAAAAGGTTACAGATGGCAACGTGCCTATCCCTGCACACATCGTGCAGCAATGGGGAACGGATAACACACTCATAGATGATTTTATTCTCAACTTTTATAAACTGATTAAACGTTAGCAATGGAACACCAAACAAATGATGCAGGAATAAATGGACTGCTTGTAACTCTTTTTTTATGGGTATTCAGCCATCTGACCGCATCGGATGTGGCAACTTACTGCACCATTGCAAGCGCACTCGTTACAATATTCGTGAACATAAATAAGTACAGAAATGGGAAAGACAAACATTAGTCTTACAAACGTAAACAAGCCGGCACCTAAATGGTACCGAAAGGCAAAAAGGGTTATCGGACTGCTATCCGGCCCTACCGTCATTGCAGTATTTCAGATATTCAAACTCAATGACCATCAAATGGCAAGCGTAGCAACTATTATCGCTTTCCTGCCAACCCTATTAGAGGTATTTTCCGCACTACTCGCAAACGGTGAAAACTATGCAATCGTACCAGATGAGCCAGAACAAAAACTATAACTGGTTTCCGTTTGTTTTCATTGCAATAGTGGTACTGATAGTTCTGCTTTCCTGCAATTCAGTAAACAAATCGCAGGGGAAAACACAAACGGTAACCGTGTTCGAATATGATACTATGAGGGTGTCGGTAGTTGACACCACCCGTACCTTACAGGAATGGATTGACATTCAGACAAAGACAGTAGAGTTATTCGACACAACCTATACAACCGTTCCTATCCTGCGCAAAAGGATAATCTATGAGAACGTGAAGGCATCAAGTAAAGAAGTTATCAACGGCATCCGAAAGGATAGCGTAAAGGCAACGGGCAGCGTAACGGCATTTAGTCAATCGGAATATCGCAGCAAGGAAACCAAACGGCTGCCGTTTTGGTTAGCGTTATCCATTGTCGGTATTATAGCATTTCTAATCTATAAGTCATGGGAAGAAAAATAATCCTATCAGCAGGGCATGGTGGAGCAGATCCTGGTGCATCCGGTAATAACTACATCGAACGTGATTTAGCCATTGAATTACGGGACATGGTTGTAGCTGAACTGCAAAAAGAAGGTGTAGAGCCGCTTACCGATAGCAATACCAATGCACTATCTCAAACTCTTGCATGGCTGCGTGGTAAGTTCAGCAAACGGGATATACTTGTTGACATCCATTGGAACGCATCCGCAAACGCTGAAGCGAAAGGTAGTGAGGTAATTGTACCCGATAACGTGAGCAAATTTGAGCAAGAATTAGCACAATCCCTTCTGAAGATATTTACTTCAATCGGCTTCAAGGACAGGGGAATCAGACCCGAAAAGCTAACCGCACGCAGGTCATTAGCCTGGATGAAAGCGGATGCAGAAACGGTATTGATAGAGGTTTGCTTCATCACTAACCTTACCGACATGAAACTCTACCAAGCGAATAAGTGGGGTATTGCCCGTAAGATTGCAGGGGTGCTGAAATCGAAATCAAATGAGTAAATTTGCATAAATAATTACAGATGGCAACTTTCAATAAATTCGATTCATTCGTGGAAGCAGTAGCCGAAGGCACCCACAATCTGGGGAGCAATCAGCTAACCATTGCACTATCTAACGTAGCACCAACTGCTGCGAATAGCCTGCTTGCCGACATCACTCAAATCACCTACACGAATTTATCCACACGAAATTTAACCACTACTTCATCCGCCCAATCGGGTGGCCTTTATAAGTTAGTGGTGGCCGACACTACCCTCACATCAACAGGTGGTAGTACAGGGCCATTCCGATATGTGGTAGTGTACAACTCTACCGCAGCAGGTGGGCCGCTTATCGGGTGGTTTGATTACGGAAGCAGCATCACCCTGCTTTCCGGTGAATCTTTAACGGTTGATTTTGACCAAGTTAACGGACTTTTAACCTTACAATAAGATGGCAGATAACGTAGGATATACACCGGGTAGTGGTGAGATAATTGCCACAGATGATATTGGTGGTGTGCAATACCAACGGGTGAAACCTGTGTGGGGGGTTGATGGAGTGGCACAGGATGTAAACAATACAACGCCACTACCTGTAACGGGCGCACAGGAACTCATGGAAGCCATCGAAGCAATGCGGATGGCTATACATGCATTAACCCGAACTATCGGAATGGCGCAGGTCAACCCACTCACAGGCCGTATGCTTGTAGATCCTTCCGGTGTTACTTCGCCTGTATCCGGTACTATATCTGCCAACCAATCAGGTACCTGGAACATCACCAACCTTGCCACTATAGGCGGTGTGGCTGCGAACTCACAGGTTCAATCCTTTGAAAGAATGACCGCTGATAATTTAAGAAGAAACATAAACGTAACATAATGGCTACAACAAACGGAAATAGACAGATATTAGACCTCAAAAGATGGGAACAAGTAACCCCTGCACCTTCGGCATCAGCAGCAGGTTCTTTCATTGCATCTTCCCGGCACTTTAAGCAGAATCAGTTGTATGTCAATGGTACAACTTCTGCATGGCTTTACAACCCCAATGAAGATGGATGGGTGCAATTACCTTCCCCTGCGCTTGCAGGTACTTTGGCAGCCGGCGCAGCGGGTACCGCAGGGGCATGGTCAACAGGTACAACGATTGGGGCATCGCTGACCGCCACCGCAGGTACTACCTCTACAATCACAACTAACCAAACAATCGCACGTTCACTTGCTGGGTATTCGGTTCACATTCTCGCCGGCCCGAATGCTGGTGTTACGCTGCAAATCATAAGCAATACAATCGGGGCGAATGCTATATTGACAGTTGCTACACAAGCATCGGCATTTTCCGCATCAACCGTATATCGTTTATGTACGCCTGTTTGGTATGTACTTGGTTCGGGAACTTTAGCAGCAGGTTCATTCAGAAAGTATGACTATGCCACCAACACATGGACTACCTTAACCATAACCGGATTGGCTGCTTCCCTCGCTACCGATGGCAAACTGATAGCAACCCCTTCATGGTATGACCAGAATTATGTGGCACTTGCATCCGGCACCGCCACATCCGCAACGGCAACCACTTTGGTAAATAACACAAAGACATGGACTGCCTCACAATGGGTGAACTCACAGGTTCGTATCGTATCCGGTACAGGTGCAGGGCAAATCCGTACAATTACGGCAAACACAACCGACACGCTCACCGTTGCAACATGGACTACAACACCGGATGCTACCTCTGTTTATCAGATTAGCGGAAACGATAACTTCCTGTATTATATGGGTAATAACGCAGTTACTCTATACCGCTACGATATTGGTGCAAATACATGGAGTACCTTATCCCCGGGTGCAGCAAGGGCAGCAGCACCCGGAGCAGGGATGAGTGGGCATTGGATATACGGTGTAACTAATTCTGCATGGACTTCCGAATCCGCTATCATTAACGGGCGCAGAATCTACTCATTCAGAGGGGCTGCAGGTGCCGTACTTGATTACTATGACATTGCTGCTAATACATGGGTATCGGGTGTAACGTATGCTCCTGCAACGGAAACATTCACAACAGGTACAAAGTATGCGTACTACGGGGATAACATCTACATTCAAAAGGATGCCACTAACAGGTGGTTTAAATATAATATTGCAGGGCAAGCAATGGATGGATGGAATACGATGCCAGTTGTACAAGGTGCTGCCATTGTTGGCGATACTGCTTTTGATGTTGAGTATCAAGATGGAGCAACTATAATCGTGTACGTTTATATGTTGATGAACACATCTACTATCATGTACAGGCAAATGGCAATATAATGACACAGGCAGAAGAAAAGGAACTATGGAGCAAGCGCATCAATCACCTTCAGCTACTGATAGGTGCAGCGAAGCAGCGCGGAGATATTGAATGTGTTATACAACTTGAACAAGAACTAATAGAAGCGAACAATGCTTTTAACGCTATTACGTAACCAGGGAGCAGCAGGCAATACACTTGTTGCTAATAAGGGTACTTATACCCTAACGGGTAACGTAGTAGATTTTAGGGCAGCATACAGGGTGGCAGCAGTTGTGGCTGCATTTACTCTCACCGGGGGTGCTGCGAATTTCACCATAGGCAAGACAATAGTCGGGGATAAAGGTACCTTCACTCTCACCGGAAGGGATGCAGGCACCATTGCCAATAGGCGCATAGTCGCTGACAGGGGAATATTTACCCTCACAGGTAGGGATGCCAACTTCGCAAGGGTGCGTTCTATCGCTGCCGAGCGTGGTACGTTCGTATTAACTGGAAGGGATGCCGACCTGGTAAAGAGTTCCACTACACCAACCATAACTGCTGCACGGGGTACATTTGTGCTGACAGGTTTCGATGCGAATTTGATTATACCTTTGTATCAGTTTATCGCCAATGTAACGATACAATCAGCGCAAACTACACAGGTTGATATTGAAAGCGAACAAAATACAAGCGTTTCCATTGATGATGAACAAAGCACACCTGTAACAATACAAGCATCAAATCATTATAACGTAACTATCACATCAACTTTTGAATCATGATATACAACGGCACCAACGTAACGATAAAGCTAACAGAGCAAGGGGTAAACTTACACAACCCAACATCTGCTGACATCTACTATAAAAAGCCATCCGGTCAAACTGGGTCATGGAGTGCAACGATTATAGCTAACCATGAGATAACATACACTACAACGGTAGGTGATATAGATATTCCCGGACTATGGATATTGCAAGGAAAGGTAGTGAAAGCAGGGGTAACCTATTGGACATCGTTAGCTGAAATGATAGTCGAAGCGCACCTATGACAAAAAGCGAAGTAGCACGCTCATACAGGGATACTTACGGCATGGATATGCCATCGCATAAACTTGCACGGATAATGTACGCCGAAAACAATTTGCTATTCAAAGATGTCGAAAATGCACGTTCATTTTTGCGATACATTGAGGGGAAATTTGGCAAGAAGCAGCAAAGTAAAATCAACAAAACCGAATATTACATGAAAGAAAAAAGACCAATGAATCCGTATAACCTACCAGAATCACATCAAGAGAAAAGGCAACCATTTAAGCTACCTACCGCTTGTAACAACATTCTGCTGATTTCCGACCTGCACATCCCGTACCATGACATTGATGCCATAAATTTGGCTATCAAGTACGGTGTGGAAAACAAGATTAACACAATCTTTATAAACGGGGATTTGATTGATAACCACCAAGTAAGCAGATTTGAGAAAGACCCCCGTAAAAGATCTGTAAAGCAGGAATTTGATGCCACAAAGCAGTTCCTGCGATCACTACGGGCAGTATTTCCCGATGCTCACATTTACTGGCTAAAGGGCAATCATTGTGTAAGGTGGGAAAAGTTCCTGCTGCAAAAGGCATCGGAGATATGGGATGACCCCTACTTCCACTTGGAGGAAAGGTTACAACTTAATGAGGAAAGAGTACATCTATTGGATGATAAGGTATTGGTAAAGGCAGGTAAGCTATCAATAACACATGGGCATAAAGTGTATAGCGGAAGTGCTGGAAGTCCTGCGAAAAGTGTATTTAACAAAATGGTTAACTTTTCAATAATAGGTCATTTACATAGAAGGTCAACTAATCAGCAAATAACGGATGAAGGTCAAATTATTTCAACATGGACTACTGGATGCCTTTGTGATTTAAGACCAGATTACAACGCAATTACAAGTCAAAGCGTACATGGGTTCGCTCATGTAGTAATAGACAAAGCAGGTAATCCAGAGGTAAAAAACTTTTACATTGAGAACAATAAGTTAAGGCTATGAAAGTTGTCAGGCGCAAATTGGGAAAGGAAAAAGCGGATGGCCTTGCGCACATTGACGATAATACCATTGAGATTGATGAACGGCTGAAAGGCAAATACCGGTTAGAGATCACCATACACGAAGCACTACACATCCTTTACCCTACTGATAGTGAAACCGCTATCATTCGCAAATCAAAGCGACTGACTAATGTTCTGTGGAAACAGGGGTATAGGTTGGTGGAGAAATAATTACTTATCCTCCCTCCCATACTTCCCCTCATACTGCCCTAACTGGTAAGCCAGGTAACAAGTACCTATGAAGATTATGATTGCTATTATAGCCATTGTTTTGAGTTTATGTATGATTTAATCTCGTTATCGTATTTAGCAGTAACAAAGTTATGAATGGTGTTAACTGCATGGTGTACGCTGCCATGATCACGTTGGAATACCTTACCAAGTACAGAAGTGCCATGATTGGTAGTAATGAATGCAATGTACTGACACAGATGTCGTGGGGTAACATATTTTCTGCGATTGCATTTGGCGAATATGTGCTTCTTATCAATGTCAAAATCAGCGCATACCGTTGTTATTATCCTGTCTATCTTTTCGTGATCTACTTCTGATAGCAACAGGCGTTTTTGGGTTGTTAGGGTATTCATTTTTTTTGAGGGTTTTTGCCATGCACGCATAGACATCGTACATGAGTTTGGAGTTGATTTTCATTTATCGTAGTTGAGTATTTCTTCATCAATAAAGTCTGCAACAATGCCAGGAACTTTGAATATAAGCAGGTAAATGCCGAGCAGTATTAGTACCAACAGATAGGCAATGTTGTCAAGTAGATTGATTACGAAGCGCATAGGTGAATGATTAGTGGTAAAAAAACCCCCGATGCCGACCACCGGGGGAAACCAAAAAACCCTTAACATGAGAGCCGAGAAACGGCTGCTGTGGAGTTCAAAGATAACATTTTTTTGAATTTTAACACATGGCTGATTTCCCCACTATCATCATAGCAGATAATGTGGTTAAGATGCCTTTCGTACTGGAGTTCAAGGTTTTCAGCGTATTGCTGGGCTTGTTTGATTGTGGAAAAGATAATGGTGGTCATTGGTTAAAGGTTTTGATTGGTTATTCAATTCCGATTGTCATACCCTTATATTCGATGTTATTGGGGCATTGCAGGGTTACCGAAAGGTGCGCCAAGTAGGACATAAACTGCTGCGCTGATTCCAAGCTATCGAACCAGTACTCATGCGTGAAATAGGTGCGAGGAGCATTGGTACCGGAAATTGAAGCCGGCATAGTGTAGCGATGCGTAGGATCCATGTGCAACAGTTCCCGGAATGCTTCGATGCTTTCCGAATGTGCATAAATGCAGTATTCTTCCCGGATTGCTAACTGATCCCGAGTCCATCCCAGACATTTTGTAGCGATGAAATTTTCCGCTGCTTCGAGCGTGGTGAAATCATCTGTTAGGCGGGATTCGCTTTCGAGGAAGTACACATTAAAGTGTTTGGTTGGTGTGTTCATGTTTTTTGGTTTTGTTTCCACAAAGATAAAGTTATTCACAGATACCAACCAAAAATTTTTGCAATTATTTTTGGAGTTTAGTGGAATTTTTTAATAACTGCTTGATTTTCAATTCCTCACCGGGTGAAAGTTTTTCCTTGCCCCGAATCCATCCATGCACTTTTAATTTGCGGATGCCGGCCTGTTTCTCAATTTGCGATACGTTAAAGATGTGTTCACCTTGTAGGAGTTCTTTGATTTGCATAAAATATATTTCTACAAATGTACAAAAATATTTGGTAATTACAAAACAATACCCCAATTTTACATCCTAAACCAATTTAACATGAACATCATTAAACACACGGCCACCGAAATAATGAGCATCGGTAAGGCATTCGCGGAGTCCGGAATGTTTCCGGATATTAAGTCCGCTGCTCAAGCAATCGTTAAAATCCAAGCAGGTGCAGAATTAGGCATCGCACCATTTGCCGCAATGTCTGGGATCCACATCATTAAAGGAAAGCCGACCATCGGTGCCGGTATCATGGCAAGTATGGTAAAGGCATCCGGCAAGTACAACTACCGGGTAACGGAGCAGACCGATAAAGTATGCTCCATTGATTTCTACGAGGGCAAGGAACTTATCGGAAACTCCACCTTCACCATTGAAGAAGCAAAGAAAGCCGGCACGCAGAACCTGGAAAGGTTCCCCCGAAATATGTTATTTGCACGGGCAATGAGTAACGGGGTAAAGTGGTATACTCCCGATGTATTTGCAGGGCCGGTCTATGTACCTGAAGAAATGGAGTTCCCAACGCTGCCAGATGCAGAACCTACTAAACGGATCCTCACCAATGAGCAATTCCAATCAGCACTCGTAAAGATTCAAGATGGCGAATGTATCAAAGGTTCAACCGTAACCGTATATGATTGGGTTCGTACAGAATGCCAACTGACAGAAGAACAACAAAATACCTTTAACCTTATAAACTCAAATGACAATGGAACTGATTAAATTCAACCACACAACAAAAGAAGAACGCTCACAACTTGTCCGTGAAATCTTCGATGAAGTACTCAACGGCAGAATTAATCCACTCGAACTGCATCTCCGATTAAAGTCAGCGGAGGAAGTAATTAAGCAACTCACCGGACTTGAACCGTACAAAGCAATCCTCCTAGATGAAGCACAGAAGCACGGCAAATCATTTCAGTATCACACCGCAAAGGTAGATATTAGAGAAACGGGGGTTAAGTATGATTATAGTGAGTGTGGCTGCAGTCAACTTATAGAACTTTACCAACAAAAGGAAAAATTAGAAGAAAAAATTAAGGCACTTGAATCATATCTAAAAGCATTACCTACAGGAGGTGCGGTCAGTATGATTCCAAATGTAACTGAAGATAGCAATGGTAAATTAACTGTTGATTACACAGGCGAACTTGAAACACATTATCCACCTGCGAAATCTTCTACCACATCGGTAGCGGTAACGCTTAAATAATACAATTATGACACACGAAGAAAAATATAGAATTAGTTATGAATCACAATCATGTGCGTTTCCTGTACCAGAAAAACACATATCAGAGCATACCGAATATGGCTTAACCAAACGTGAATACTTTGCAGCAATGGCAATGCAGGGATTATTGGCTAATGGTAAATACATTTGTAATTACAAATTTTTAGGAGAAGAATCTGTAATGTTTGCCAATGCTTTGATTAAAGCATTAAACAATACCGATAATCCAAACTTGCAACCATAAGCACGGCAGTCATGTTAGCGTAATCGGGAATGAATACCGACTTGGGATAACGCCTCCGCATTGTAGCGGAGAGATACGGGTTCGAATCCCGTACATGGCTCTAAACGGCACCGGCTCCCGACATCCGGCGAATCAATGGCAACACTAATCAATGCCTACATCACAAAGGCGAAACTTGAGCAACTGCTTCAACAAGCAGACAAAGGGGTAGCTTTCACCATCGCAGTAAACGATGAAGCGAATGCCTACAATCAAAACGTATCTCTGTACCTTTCGCAGACAAAGGAGCAAAGGGAAGCAAAAGAACCCAAGACCTATTTCGGCAATGGTGCAGTAGTGTGGACTGATAACAAGGTAACGTTAGCACCGAAGAAAGATGCACCTGCGGAAAACAAGGTAGTAACTCCGAAGTATCTCGATGACGTTCCTTTTTAGATCACACGGGGAAGGGTAATACCTTCCCCTTAATTTTGCAACACATGACACAAGAAGAATACAAATCAAAATTTGATGAGATTAATAATGATTTTAAATTAAAGTTAAAATCTTTAGCTAAAGAATATGCCATTAGCAACAATCCCTATAAAATAGGAGACGTTGTTACCGACCGCATGGGTTCAATAAAAATAGAGCAAATACAATTTACTTTAGGAGGAGGTAAATATCTTCCCGAATGTGCGTACACCGGAATCGAACTAACCAAAAAAGGCGAACCAAACAAAAGAGGTACAAAAAGAAGAATTTATCTATCAAACCTATTACAACAATGACAATCCACCAATACCTTCACAACAAAGACATCCGCACCAACACTACTGCAAGGCTGAAAGATGGCAAATGGTACCGTTACATTGGCGGTGCATGGGTGCCGGAAAAGCAGTTTCAGTTAATGTTTCCCCTACCTTCAAAGATTGGGAACAATTCATACAATCCGAATAAAAGAGCGTTATATCTTGATTAGTTATGGAAATAAATAAGATTTTCAATGAGCCATGTTTGGAAACGCTTAAGCGTATGCCGAATGATTTTTTAGATTGTGTAATTACTTCGCCTCCATATTGGCAGCTAAGAGATTACGGCTATGAAGGGCAATGGGGATTAGAGCCTACATTTCATCAATACCTTGAACATCTTTGGGGAATGATGGATGAGATATACAGGACATTAAAGCCTTATGGAACTGCATGGATTAATTTAGGCGATACTTATGGTACTCAATCGGGAGGATTAAAAGGTAAAAGCACTTTTGACCCGAAAAATAAAAATGCAACTATACAAGTAATTCAACAATCTAAAACAATACACAAATGCCTGCTCCTTATCCCTCACCGTTTCGCTATCGGTTGTATTGATAGAGGTTGGATAGTTCGAAATGATATAGTATGGGCAAAGCGAAATGGTATGCCTGAATCAGTTACTGATAGGTTTAGCAAAAAGCATGAGTATTTTTTCTTTATGGTAAAATCAGAAAAGTATTATTTTGATTTGGATGCGGTGAGGGATAAGCATAAGCAGGTATCTATTGACAGGCTACAACGTGGTGTTTCTGATACCAATAAATGGGTTAATGGAGCAGACGGACAAACGCCTCATAATTTATCACAACCACGAACAAATATTACCACAAAAATACCAAAAGAACAATGTGAAATGTTTGGTAGTCCAAGAGCAATGCAACATCGTGAAACTAACATAAAATTTGGAGGTAAAAAAGGCGATGGAAACGATACAGGTATTTATAGTGGTAATAATTGGCAGCCGAGAGCTGATGGCAAAAACCCCGGCAGCGTTTCTGACTTTTGGGATATACCTACAAAGCCATCTTCTAATGAGCATTATGCAGCGTATAACGATGAATTGATAAAGAAGCCTATTTTAGCCGGATGCCCTGAAGGTGGTATAATATACGATCCTTTTATGGGTACTGGGAGTACGGCTGAATCAGCATTAAGGGCTAACCGTAAATTTATCGGCAGCGAAATGTCAGAAAAGTATATTGATATTGCCAACAAAAGATTAAAGCCTTATTTACTTCAATCAACATTATTCTAATGAAACAACACCCCCTCTGGAAAATACGCTATAACACCGCACACTACAACTACACCGCACAACGTACCCCGAATGTAGTAAAGGATGGATTCTACACCGGGCCGCCTACGCCTGTGGTTGCGAAATCCAATGGACTGACAACCTTCATAATCAACTTCCTCAACTGGTCTGGCTACCGTGCTACACGGATAAATACGATGGGACGGCAGATTAACGGCAAGTTCATCCCATCTGCAACCAGGAAGGGAACGGCTGATATTTCGGCAACAATCAAAGGCCGGTCAGTAATGATTGAAATAAAAACGGGCAAAGACAAACCCCGACCCGAACAACTTGCCGAGCAACAAAGGGAACGGCAAGCAGGGGGCATTTATGAATTCGTGCATACACCGGAGGAATTCTTTATTATATTTGACCAGATTACAAGTCATTAAAGGCACAATATGACCTTAATGACCGAGATATAAGTCAAAAACCATGACAAACATATTTAACTTTAGCGGTGGCAAGACATCTGCATACATGGTTATCCATTATTGGAAGCCAGGTGATTTAGTAATTTTTACCGACACAGGCAGAGAGCATCCGAAAACCTATAAGTTTATTCATGACTTTGAAGCACATGAAAATATACCTGTAATAAAAATATCTTACAAAGATTCAGCAACACCATTTGAAACATTACTTGCAGACAAAAAACATAAAGTAATACCTAACAGAGTAAAGAGGATGTGTACTGTAGAATTAAAAATGAAAACTTGCAAAAGGTACCTGCGCTCAATAGGTATTAGAGAGTTTAATAATTTCATAGGTTTTAGAGCAGATGAACCGTTAAGAATAAAGCGCAGGGTTCAAAAGTTTAAACGAGTACATGATAAATTCCCTATGTATTACGATGGAATAACGAAACCAGTTATTAATGAGTACTGGAAAAATAAACCATACAATTTAGAGATACCTTCAATACTTGGTAATTGCACTTTATGTTTTATGAAGGGGAAAAATGCCATCATAAATATATTAGCATCTTATCCCGAACTTGCAGAGCCGTGGATAAAAGATGAAGAAAAGGTAGGTAAAACATATTTGACTGATATTTCTATTAAACAACTCCTATCTATCGCCCAAAACAACCTATTTAAAGACAAAGACCTAAACGAAGTAACACCTGCATTTGATTGCGCTTGTACCACATAAAACCAACCCAACATGATTAAACAAATCCATGCCGAATATACCGACATCGGCATCAAAGTAATCCCTATAGAATGGGATACTACTAACAAACAACCCGTATCACACAGGAACTGGAGCAATCCGGAAGATCTTACCCTGCGCCCATCCGATAACGGCTTAATGATACTCACCGGCAATAACTACGGGTGCCTTGACTTTGACCTTAAGAACACCAAAGACAAAGAACTTTTCCACAAGTGGATGGCAATGGTTACCAATGAGGCACCGGAAATACTCTGTAACCTATTTATAGAGCAAACCCGAAACGGTGGCTACCATGTGTGGATGTACTACAAGCACCTACCCAAAAAGCAGCAGTTAGCCGCCAACCCGGAAGGAAACGAGGTAATCGCACTATACTGCAACGGGCCGGTAGTGTACACATACCCAACACCTGGTTACTCCGAATTCCACCAATCAATGGCTGACCTTAAGGAACTAACGGTTGAACAATACAACTACTTGATAGAGGTTAGTCAGTACTTCAATGAGTATAAGCCGGCATACGATCCGACAAAAAAAGCCATCAACTACCCGAAAGGATATGAGCAGCAGTTATCAGATTATGACAAGAACATCACAGAAGATAGCTTTGAGGCGATTCTGACCGCTATAGGACTATTTCCGATACCTAACTACCATTACCGCAAAGCGGACAAATTTCGAGCCT